CCATCGCATCGGATTTCGACACCTAACGGATTGCGTGATGGAAAACTAACAACTGGAAAATTCAAAGGCAGAAATCTTGTCGATGGCATAGTATATCGCAACGGTGCGCCCGTAGCTTATTGCTACGTCGATCAAAACAACGATTTAATCGAATACTTTGACGCTCAGAATATCATCCACTCATTCGATCCCTCATGGCAAGAGCAAGGGCGAGGATTGCCAGCATTTACCCATGCATTAAACGACTTGCGAGACGCTTTGCAATCCCACGAATGGGAAAGACACGCGCAACTTATGCTATCTCAAATCGTAATGTCTGAACATAACGAAACGGGACTAGCGCCAGATGACAACGCATCGATCATCACTGGCGACGACACAACTTGCCAAGGCCCAATCGGTGCAAATGGCATTATTTCCGATACGCTCGGCGGCGGTCAAGTGCGATACTTTGCGGCAAAAAGTGGTGCAAAACTCGACATCTTAAAAAACGATAGGCCTGGTGAATCATGGGAATCTTTTCAAAATCGGATTTATCGAAAAGCACTTAGCGGCGACAACTGGCCACTGTCAATGTGCTGGACAGCCACAGGCCAAGGCACAGCAGAACGGGCAGACCTTGGACGCGCACAACGCGCAGTCGAGGATAGGCAAGACCTACTAGAATACGCCGCAAATCGCATGACAGGATACGCAGTCGCCAAGCTCATCAAGCTCGGAGAATTGCCAGCGGCTAACGATTGGTGGAAATGGAAATTCACTTACCCTAAAAAACTAACGATTGACGATGGCAGGGTTTCAAAAGAACTGATCGAGCAATGGAAAGCTGGTTTCTTGAATACTCAAGACGTTCTTGGCTATCTCGGAAAAAGCGAGGACGAACATTTAGATCAACGCATCAACTACCTTGTGAAAATGAAAACCAAGGTATTGGAGGCGAACAAAGCAAATCCAGAAATCACAATCGAGCCGCGCGAAATGCAAATGCTCACGGCTAACGACATGGGGCAACCAATAGAACCACTAAAAGAAAAAGAAGATGACCTATCTAAAGATTGAAAACAAAGCAGGAAAAATCAAGCTCAACGATACTGTTACAAAGCAGTCTATCGGTAAAGTGATTGACGAAATCGGAAAATTGTTTGGCGCAACTGCCAGCAATGAAGGCGCAGATTTTGGCGAGATTATGAACGCCGCTGAAAACGGAATTGATACGCTCAATATCGAAATCAATTCTCCAGGTGGAAGCATCTTTGACGGATACACGATGTATCAGGAAATCAAGTCGCTTCAAGATCGTGGTGTATATGTGACAGCTACCATCACGGGTATGGCAGCAAGCATGGCTAGCGTTATTTGCATGGCGTGTGACAAGGTGGAGATCGTGCCGCACGGACGCATGATGATTCATGACGCATCTGTCTCGGCATCGGGCAACGCGGAATCGCTCAGAAAATCCGCTGACTTGGTGGACAATCTTTCTGCCGACATCGCCAATCTTTACTCAGAAAAAACAGGAATCCAATCTGACGAAATCAGAGAAATGATGAAAGCGGAAACTTGGATGACTGCGAAAGAATCAGTTTCTAAGAAATTCGCAGATACAATTTTTGACACCAAAGCAAAGAATATGGCTAGTATTTTATACAGATTCAAACCAGACGCAGCACTCACCGAAAAAGTTATCGGGCTAGAGTCTGCCATCGTTGACGCAGAAAATCAAATCAGCGAACTAGCGGAAAACCTAGCAACCCGCGAAAGCGATTTGCAAAATGCCGTTACTGAATTGGCAGAAGTGAAAGCATCCAATGAAGAAATCACCGCAAAGCTAGCAGAATCCGAATCGGCATTGCAATCTGAGAAAGAAGCAGTAATCGCAAAAGCATCTGAGATTGAAACTCTGAACGCAAAACTTGTAGAAGTCGAAGCAGACGCGAACGCAAAACTAGTCGAAGCAGAATCATCGGCAGCTAAAAAAGCCGCTGAGATTCTCGCATCGGCTGGAGTGCCTGCGGTTGACGTGCAAGCGGGAGAGAAAAGCAAATCAAACCAAGTTACCCGCGCTGAATTTAACGGAATGAGCGACAAGCAAAAAATGGCTTTCGCTAAAAACAAAGGAACAATCACCAACTAATTTTTCAACTAACAAAAACAATCAAATTAACTAATCAAATATCATGGCTAATACCTTAACTAATCTAATCCCTCTCGCATACGAAGCACTTGACGTTGTTTCTCGCGAGGTCACAGGCTTAATCGCCGCCGTCAATCTTGACTCTGCCGCTGAAACCATTGCCAAAGGGCAAACAGTTTATAGCCCAGTTGCTCCAGTAAATACCACTGGCAACATCACACCAGCAATGACAGTGACAGCAGCATCCGATCAAACTATCGGCACAAAGTCGCTTGTTATTGACAACTACAAAACATCTGGATTTAACTGGACGGCAGAAGAAGAATTCGGCTTGAATTCAGGTGGGCGTTTGGAAAATATCATCCGCGATCAAATGTCGCAATGCTTCCGCGTTCACGTGAACGAAATCGAATCCGCTCTTTGCCTTGCTGCATCCGTTGGTGCGTCACGAGCAATCGGAACGACCGCTGGCACTGCTCCAATCCTTGCCGACTTTGCAGGAGCGCAAAAAATCCTTACCGACAACGGCGCACCACTTACTGACCGTCACGCAATCTTTGACACTACTGCTGGCGTTGCACTACGTGGCACTTCTAACCTTTACAAAGTTAACGAATCTGGCGATGCTAACCTATTGCGTCAAGGCGTTCTAGGTAGCTTGTATGGTTTTGAATTGCGCGAATCCGCTGGCATTGTTTCGACTGCCGCTGGCGCAATGGCATCAGCCACTAGCACTAGCGCGGCGTTTACCGTTGGTCAAACTGTCATCCCTCTTGCTGCCGCAGGAACGGGAGTGGTTGCCGCTGGTGACATCATCACTTTTGCTAACGACACTAACAAGTATGTGGTCGCATCTGTTAGCTTTGCAGGCGCAAACCCAGCATCTGGCGATAGCATCACTCTTGCCGCCCCAGGCTTGCGTAAAGCACAAAGCGCAGCAACTCGCGCAATCACAGTTTTTGCCACTTCCACTCGCAACTTGGCACTGAGCCGCAACGCAATTACGCTTGCAACTCGCTTGCCAAAATTTCAAGCAAACGACCAAGCCGCTGACCGTTACGTGATGACCGATCCGCGCACGGGACTTGCGTTTGAAATTGCAATGTATCCTGGCTATCGCATGGTTAAATATGAAGTTTCGATTGCTTACGGATTGAGTGTTATCAAACCAGAACACCTTGCCATCATCATTGGCTAACATTTTTTTGTTGTATTGTGTTTCATAGCGGGTGCGTCACTGGAAACGGTGGCGCACTTTCTTTTTGACTTGCGAGCTACTACATGAGCCTTGTCGATGATTTCTTACTAACGCACAACGACGAATCGGATTCCACAATGGGAACTGATACCATGATTTGCGAGGGGCAAACCTTTTCCGTGGTATCAAACCTTATCGGCAAAACTATCGACGCTGACATCGGCATTGAGCCGCAAATAAACGGCACGGTGACAGCGCAACCCGCAGACGTGACAACGCCTAAATCACTCTTAAACAAGCGTTGCACAGTTGGCGGCGTAGCGTATCGAGTTATCGGCGTTGACGTTGGCACGGTGGCAATCCACTTCACCCTGAGTGATCCTAGTGAGACGCGATGATTAGAATCTCTATCAGTCCGAGACAACGGCGCATACTGGATGCGGAAATGAAAGCATTTGCAACACGCGCAGGGGTGGCAGTCGGTGAAGTTGTCGCCATCGTGGGGCAATCGTGCGCGAAAGAACTGGCAAGAAAAATTCAACCTTGGGGGCTTAGTAAAGCGGTTGGGCAAGAGTTTGAAAAGTCTATTGCGAAGCAAATACAAAAAGCCGCAAGATACGCAGAGCAGACAGCAATACAAGGCGACCTTGCATCAGTTCATAAAAACCTACGAGTTCACGGCGCAATCTTAGTTAGGCCATCAAAGCAATTTCAACCAAAACGCAAACTATTTCCAAAAGCAGAAAGAGACACGCTTGCTGATAAAAAAATGGCACGTGCTGGACTTGCTAAGGCTGGATGGATTGCGGCGGGAGAATCAATTTCGTCACCCTTATTAAAAACGGCAAAGGGAATAGCTAGGAAAATCAAAGGCATCGCGCCATGGATCCGACGTCACGCAAAAACATCAGAAGGGTCATCGGTTTTTAAAATGACAGGTGGGTTGTCGTCAACGATATTTCTTACGAACAATTCAAGTTATGCTTACAGTTCAAACAACACCAACAGGGGCGATGTATCAACGGCGTTAAGCGATGGATACAAGCGAAGCATCACAATGATTAGAGCAAGATTGAAAAAACTAAAATGAACATACAAACACTAAAAGAGCGGATTGTTACAGTCCTAAACACGGAAATTACGACCGTCACAAGCTACGATGCTGAGAAGTTTTCAGAGATTGATTTGCCTAACATATCGGTAAAGGTGGCATCGTGTGAACGACTTTCAAAGGCAATGCGGTCATACTCGGCTAACATTGAAATTACGCTTCGGGCGCATAGCGGAGATAGTCTGACAGTATCACAAATCAATGCCGTTACAAACGACATCGAAAGCTTGCTAAACGATGAATTTGCCAGCGAGATCAATAACAACATCGCAAACTTGCAAGTGGACTATTTCGCTCATAACGGCGGCGTGCCTGATTGGACTGACAACGCGCTAGAGTGCAAATTTGATTGTGAAGTCATATTTCAGACGGCTTAATTTTTGACACAAAACTAAAAGTATCATGGCGACGCTTTTAGGTGTAACAAATGGAGTTTTCGGAATCACAGCACAGCAAACAGGCTTCTTGCTTGATACGCAAACGTGGGCATATAGCGACGAGGTTAAGATGGTCAAGAACATCAGCGGCGATGACACTGGCGAATCACATTATAATGAAAAAGTAGAAATTTCTCTAAGTGGATTTTTGCCTAGCTCTTCACCATTTGCGGGGACGTTAGCATTAAGCCTAACGCTTATTACCGTGCCGACAGATCACATCATCGGGTCAATGACAGCTGGCATGACAATCATTCAAACGATCAACCGAAGCAACACTTCTGAGGATTATCAAAAGGTTGATTTAACCGCCAAGTATTCGCCAACAATCGTTTCAGCTTAATCGCCTAACAATTTACACGAAATGAAAAACTTCACTGGTAAAACGGGTGATGCGGTTTCGCATATTAAAAGCGAGACAAGCAATCCGCAGCTTGCAGCGGCAATCATCGCAATAGATGTGCCATTGCTAAAGACTGCGCCAATGAATACTTTCGTCGGCGATGGCATAAAAGGAAAGCTAGTTACTTGGCAGTTTTACGGCGCGTCGCCAACTGGCAATACTGCCGACATGGTGATCAAAGCCTGGCACGATGAACAATGGCTAATGGCTAACGCATCGCATACCGTGGCTAGAATCAAAGTTGCATTTGACGCAATGCACAACCTTTCGAGGCAAGCACAAGGGCGCGGCGAATACCTACCAAAGTGCGAACTTGCCGACACCATTTTCACCGCATCAACGCCACAAGCGGCGACTATGATTGCGCTCGGTCATATCTGCCAGGGTTACAAGTTGCACGCCGGCAGTCACTTCTGGCAATTTCCACAAACCGCATCGGTGGACATGGATTTATGGACAGACCATTTCATCCACGACAAGCTACCAACAGCGGATTTGTCGTATATCAAAGTCGCCTTGCTGAACTGGAAACAACTGATTTCAGACATCAAATCGCCAACGCATACCGCAGTTAAGCACGGAAAAAGAACCGCTTACATCGGGCGGGATGACGACGCGAAAGCACAATCTCAAATTGAAAAAATACTATACAGAAAATGAATACGCCACCAATCATCAAAGACAAGCAATCGCGACCACTGACGAAATTCCTATGGAATCGAATCCGTGAATTTATTACGCCTGACAAATCGCGCGGGAAAGACGCATCGTTCATCATCGTTTTTGGCTATGCTGCCTTAGCATTATCCGACGATAAGGAAACGCAAAAAGCATATTGCGATGATGATTCATTTTTTGAACTTATTGCCAAGGTCGGAATCAATCTTAGCGAATCGGAAGAAGAAGAAATCGGCAACTATATCAATGGCGTAATCAAACGATGGGAGGCGGCACAGATCGAAGTTGACGGCGCGGGAAAGACGGAATTGACAGAGGAGACGCGCCAAGTGACAGCGACTATCTGACAGATTTATTCGCCAGCGAATACGGATGGACACGGCAAGAAATCAATGAGTTACCAATGGATGAAGAAGCGCGATTGTTTCACGCGATCTTGTTTAGAAAAGGGGTTAAGTGCTACAAGAGACAAATTGAGATGGG